AACTGCTGTATCTATTCATATTAACGGAGACCTCACTTGCCTATTTCTGTCATTATTTATCCAACCACGAACAACCATAACGTACTTAGCCTGCTAAATCCCCGTTAATATACGTCTAAACTAAGTCATGGACTTATGCCTTTAATCTTTTCGATGTATTCTTTTTTGGGGTCTATCTTTTTATCTATAGCTGCTTTATGTCTTTCGTTCTTTATTCGTTGTTGCATTTTATTCAATTCTTTATATAATTGAGTTTCCAATTTTGTTACTTTGTTCCCTCCTAGCGCTCCAAAGTGTGTTTCAATCATATTATTTAAACATATAAGTTCTGCTTCTGTGAACTTGATAGTAATCGTACATATATCATCCATTAATAGCGGCCTCCTTTAGCCAGCTTTCTCATTATATAGTTTCTTATCTCTTCTTTCTGTTTAGAAACCCAGTCAATTATATTGCAATAATCCTCTTCATTAAGTGGTCCCTTACGTGTATTACATGTTTTACAAATAAGCTGAAGATTTGACCTTACTGATGGGCCTCCTTTATTTAAGGGAACAATGTGGTCGCAAGCAATATTGCGGAATGTAAGCTGCTTATTACAGTAGTGACACTCTTTACCGTACACCTTTAAGAACATCTTCTTGATTTCATCAAGTGTGATGTTAAATTCCACTTCATTTTCTTGCGACCTTTTCTTGAGACTAGATTTTAAAGCTGACATCTTTCTGGAAAGTTTGGAATACACCTTTTTCCAAAAATTGCCGTGTAGCTCTTTCAATACAGGCTCAAATTGTTCCCTGGTTGACACTATTTATCTTTTTTCCATTCCTTTGTGTCTGGGACAAAACCCTCTTCCCATCTTAAATGACTTGCTTTGGCTAATTCTCTTATCTTCTCATTTGCCTCATAATATTCTTCTCTGAGGTCATTAACTTGTTTGCTTAGAGAATATATATGCGAATTAGCATTGGGTTTATAGGATTTCTTTTTCCGTTTCTTTCTCCAGAATGGATAAAATAGGCTTTTCATGACTGTATCATCTCATATTCTGCGAAAGTAGTTCTTCCACGGTTAACTCTGGTTGTTTTGATATTGCTGCCCTTCTTCTTTAATAAGTGGATAATAGCAGCAAGTCGCATACAACCAAACTGGTCTAGAGCCATTCTAGGGTTAATCCGTCCTCCGTTTTGTAACATCCGAAGAATAGATTTCTCCTGCGACTCTTGTCTTATTGGGTTAGCTCCTCTTGTTCTGTTCATGTTCTGCTGTTCCTAGTTGTAATGTTACGGTGAACTTCCATATATTAACTGTTACCTGGAAGTAATCACCATGTTTATCTATCTCATACATCCCGCCGATTCCGAATATAAATAGGAAAAATATCTGGAATCCATATTTCCAGAGATGTATCTTTAAAAGACGTGTCATTTTACCATCCTTATCCTATTAGTTTCCTGCGATTCTCTGATAATTGCATCTGCTCGCATTAACCTAAAGTTAGGTTGCCATTCAAGTTCAACATCAAACAGTTCACCATCAGTATTCTTGAATAATTCAACTTTTCTGTCTTTTCTTTTCGCGTTACCTGATATACCAAGCACTTTTCTGGAAGCATTTTCAATAGCTCCTGAGCCTTTGCCTGCATATAGGTCGAGTACCTCATCTCTTGAGTAGGTACGGCTTGTTTGGGAAAGTTGGATAATTATCAAATCCATATTCACAGCAAGGCTTGCTAATGAATGGCTTATGTATCTGATACTCTCATACTCTCCGCGTATGTGTTTAGGGGGTTCTACCAAGTCAATATAGTCTACTACTACGCACCTTGGCTGCACACTTCTGACCATCTCTTTTATCTTCTCTACTGTGGGGGAGACAGTCTGTACTACAATGTGACTCACATCATCTTTATGGAATTTATATATCTCCTTAAAGTTTGTTTCTATTTGTTTCTTCTTCATACCGCTTACTATCTGAAGATGTCGCTTATGAGTGTACCAGTCCGTTAGTTCCAGCGATAAATATAAAGTTGGGATTTGCAGTTCCTTCCGAATGATGTCGTTCTTAGCATCGTATCCGAGCACAATATTTTGAGCTAGTGTTGTCTTGTTAGCTCCGGTTGGTCCGAATATTGTTACCAATTCACCCGGATAGACAGTAAGGTCTTTATCGGATATCCCAAATAATTCATCAAACCTAATACATCTTCCTTCATAATTAGCCGTCATCCTCTCTTCAAGCGACTTCTGCATTTCATCACTTGTTTTAACCTCAGTAAGATAATCCTTATGTTTATAATAGACACATCTTGGTTGACAATATTCATGTAATAGAAAATCATTGCAGCCATATCTATAGCCTCTATTATAAGTATCTTCTACTTTTTGCAGGACTACATTCTCATCAAGGTTATCATTGTTCCAATGCATTAAAGCTGTTTTAGCTACTTCCGATGGGAATCCATGTCTAAGGAAATGAGATGCCATTCTTAGCAAACCGTTGTTTCTTGTCCCTGGTAAGGGACCATCGTTATATATCTTTTGTATGCATGGCACAATGTTCTTTGGTTCAAATGTCGATTCTAACTCACGTATTTGAGGTACATGAGTAGTGACCGAACCTGAAAGTTCCCCGTCACCTGTTAAAACTGGGTAATCGAAGTCGAACCTTCGTTTTTCTGCTAAGTTCTTAATATAATCAGGGGTTTGATTAAATAGCTCCTTAGCAGTCAATGGTACCTTATAGAAGCCCCTTTTATCATTAAGGGTATGCTCTACCCTATAAAGAGCAGTTCTGGAGTATACGGAGCAATCTATGTCCTTAAGGATGCCTTTCATAGTTTCTTTAAGAATATAAGGTAAATTCTTAGTAGGTTTAAACTGAAAGACTTCATTTGAGATTGCTAAATGATACCCAGTACCGCTAAAATATGGCTGTATACTGCAATCCTGTACATTTAGTTCATATAAATCAAGCATAGCACCCTGTGCAATTTGCTGGGTATGACTATCTGAGTTCTGACCTTTGTCTATGTCTACTATAACCTGGTCAATTCCGCGAACCCCTTGAAAGTCCTTTAAGCTTCTGCTTATTTCTATATAATCCTTTGCATCATCATAATACAGGTAAGTGCTTCTATATATGGGTTTATCCTTACCATCAGTTACCAGAATATCTGGCAAATCCTCCGCCTTAATAAGAAGCCCCCGTTTCCGAGGGCTCCCTATTGCAACTTCAATATACACTTAGAATGGTGTTGAAGCCACAGGCTCTGAAGATATTGTTCCCCCATCTTCTATATGTTCTTTTATATAGCCTTTTGACTTCATGAACTTAATGTAACTCTTTAAGTCCTCCTGATTTTTGTTCGTATTCTGAACAATTTTAGGACACACTTCAGTGTATGCTTTATTATCTTTAGGATTTAACCTTTTATATACATAGACATAAAATGGACTTGAATTACCATCTAAAGCATCTTTCGATACATAATTTTGATTAAGGTATTTACCCAAATCACCTATTGCTGTACCGTTTTCATCTTCCCATATACCTTCTTTATTAGGCCCGCCTTTAAATCCAATAGCATCAAGGAGATAATATATCCGCTTTAATAAGCTAGAATCTTTTATCTCTCCACTATCTTCTCTATCATAAGTCCCTTTAAGAGCATAGTTTACAGGATATTGACTTGTTGTTTTTAATGTTACGTCAAGAAATAAATCAGCCCAATCAAATTCTGCACTTCTATCTTCATATGCGATTATTTGAGCTGGTTGAAATCCTAACCAACTTGCTGCTCCGCTTTTTGCTGCTTCTGGTCTATACCGTGCCATTAGACACCTCCTTATTTAGAATCGTACTTTTGCTGATTAACAGCGTTCGCGACTTCATCTGCAGAAGCAAATGATTCCTCGGCACCATAACCAGCCATTGCTAAGCAACGACCTACAGCCGAAGTTTCGCAATTCTCTAAAGCACTTGTTTTGTTAATTTGTGTACTTCCCTGCACTTCATGTGCATGACCTGTAAAAAATGTCTCAGGAAGTTCCTGGGGGTCGGGATAGCAAGTTGCCTTAACTATCCAGTGGCCATCTTTATAGTCCACTATCTTTGTTTTTATGCATCCACGAGGATTTGTATTATAGAAAAGGACAACTCTATCCTTAACCATAACATAGTTTTTACCGTGGATACTAACTGTTGGAACTGTCATTAGTACCTCTTTGTTTTATTAGATGTTCTGTTTTCCGTGTGAAGGGCATTAGCCCTATCCAAGTATACGCATAATACGGCTTATTTGCAAGAACATTAAACACCTGGTTAACACCAAATCCCGCCACAATGCTTGAGGTGAAGATTGTGTGTTTCATTGTACACGGAGCATCTTCAATCTCTGCACTCGGCAGCCAAGTTTCATCAAAGAAATCATGTTCTTTGGTTACTACAATAATTTCCATTGCTAAAGCATCCATCCTTAGGTCAATAAGAAAGCCTCTGTCTCTTTGGTTTACCCATTTATCATATACATCTCGCCTAACCTCCATATTGTCTGGACATATAATCATATTCTTAAAGACACCGTCCCTATAGGTCCATCTTCGTTCTTCACAAATTCCGACAGATAGACAGGCATACTCTTCCATGAGCTTTTGTGCTGCAAAAGCCTTACTTTTACCAATATATTTATGTGGGTAAATACATGTTGATAAATTATGTTCTTCAAGTATGTCATCATCATATCCAAGAATAGAGTCAAAGCCCATTATAGCAAGTAAGGAGACAACGGTTGAACCGATGCCTCCCAAACCTATTACTGTAACATCATCAAGCTTTTCCTGGGGAATTAAATCCTTATTTCTAAGGAATCTAGTATCCGTATTCGATTGCTGCGTCTGTGCTTGCATGTCTAGCCTCCCTTATAAAGTCCCATACATCTGGGATGCCAATCTTTTCAAGATTAACCTGAAGCTCTATATATCTCATTTTACCATTACAATACTCTTCATAGAAGTCAAATGCTTTATCTGAATTCTTTTTCGTGAGCTTTTTGTATGTAGGAGTCTGGAGAACCTTCTTTCTCGCATCCATTCCAATTTCAAATTCTCCCTTATCGTTCTGGTTAAAGAGATTGCTTTGTCCCTGGTATCCACCCCAACCGTTATAACCATTGTATCCAGTATACTTAGTAGTGACAACAGAAGTGGTATTAGCCGTTTCTAGTCCTTTAGCTATATCAACCCATTCTTTCTTACCACGGGCTCTTGGTGATTTGATTTTATCTTCATCAATTTCATAATATGAAGCCCTGCCATATTGGTCTTTATAGCTAAAACCAAAGGCAAAGTGTGCTTTACCACTAGTAGCTACAATAAGACTAGGATAGAATCCTTTCATTGGAGCCATTTCACATAATGTATCTGTGTCAGTTCCACTGAAGAATGCTCCCATGGTATGATGGCTATGGATTAAACCCATATAACATTTCTTTAAAGTGCTATTCCTGAGTTTCTTCTTTAGTATCTTAGCTAAATCGTCAGCTTCCCACTCTGTAGATGAATGTCCACCAAGGTCAAGAGGGTGGAAATCTTCTAATGTAAATTCTACAGGGAATCCTGCTTTGTCAGCTTTGAGGCTGTACCACGCTGGGCCGCTCCACTCCTTGTCCGGGAACTTCTTCAGAAAATAGTTCAGCTTGGAGAGCGTCTCCTCTAAGAGTTGCAATTTCATTTCTTAGTTTCCTTTCTTTTGTTTGAATCCGCCTTAATGCAATAACACAACATTGCAATCTTGCTTCATTCATTAATTGAGACAGAAAGTCAATATTAAATATATTATCGACATTCTCTTTAGTGCAAAATCTATCTTTTAACTCTAATGGTAACTTAGTCATCTTAATTTGGGACATAGAAAATTCAGACATAACTCTTCTATACCTTACATCAGAATATATCGTCAGCTTAGACATCATTTTCTCTGTAAATCTATCTCTCTCGTCTTGAGTATTAAATTCTGTGTAAAGAATGCTATAATCTGAAAGCATCTTTGGAGTAACTTCATTGAGAAGAGCTTTTTTGAGTCTACCCTTAAAGTCTTCTATTCTGCAGTCAAACCATATTAGTCTTTTCCTGACTACAACATCCGCTGAGATATTATACCATATAAAACCAAGTCTTCTTGGGTCTTTAAATAGCATATTTATATCACGCAAATCTTCATGATTTCTAAGATATTTATCTGCAAAATGTTCAATGTGTTGAAGCAAAGAATAGAAATGCCCTAAATGTGTCCAGTCAATTCCATCTTTATAATTACATTTCATTTTTCCAGCAAATGATACCAAGTTATCGAAATCTCTGCCAGAACTACCAGTATTGTCATAGATTTCTCTTTTTAGAAACACTCTTTCAGCAAAAGACAACTTTTTAAAGAACTCTCTACTTTCAGCATTCCGTACATACATCAATCTCATAGAGTTCATTGTATTCATATCCCAAAACGCACTGTCCCTGTTCCAAGTATCAAGGAACTTACGTACCACCATAATAGCACCGGCATAATTAAAACTTGACAACAATGCCATTAGCGGCTTTTCAAATTCACCAAAACAACCAGACCTATTTGATATATGAGGATGAAGAGCTGAAACGAAATTTCTAATCTTATATTTATTTCTATCGTCATCATCCATACTATGATATTGAGGTTTTAAAGTAAGGAAAGTAAGTTGCGGATATCTTGATGATGCTTTATCAAGCATTAAATATACATCCCAAAATCTATTATTCTTTGTTCCCCTTAAGATTATCTTCTCAAACCTTATCATAATTGTCTTTTCTCCAATTGTGTGATGGTTGCCTACTGTAATGTAATCACACTTTTCAATCAAAAGCTTTGCCTGACGGTCTGCAAGTTCTTCCAGTTCACCATTTTTCCAATCTAATTTTCCACTTTCTCTACTTCCAAGAGCAGGAACAGTCGCCAACAGAGAAGCTTTTATCTCTTCTTGTAATTCTATAACCATAATATTCTCCTAATAAGAAGAGCCTGATATCTATTGCTAAACATCAGGCTCTAAATTATGCCCTATAACCCTAGGCAAGCGGGTGTTTGGCTATACGCCAGATTTAACCTTATCCTTTTGGAAAGATACAAGGTCTCCATCTCGTAGTTCCTGGTTGGCTTCCGCCTCATTGGAATCTACATGAATGGTAACTCCGTCCAGAGATAAGCCCATATCCTGAGCTATACCGGCTGGAGATGGTCCACTAATTTCTTGTGGAACCCCACCATTATGGTAGGAAACTACTGTTACATTTGCCATGGATAGTTTCTCCTGTTAGTTGTTAGGGGTGTGGTCAATTTCTGCTTGACCTTAAATTTTCCATTCGTTCTTATGCAGCCATTCGTTCATTGAG